CACTAATGGCACCGGCAACCGTGTGATGACTTCACCGGATGGTATTACTTGGACAACAAGAACAAGCGCTGCGGACATCTTATGGACTGGCGTTTGCTGGGCTCCTGAACTTGGGTTGCTTGTTGCTGTCGGCTTGCTTGGTGCCGGCAACCTAGTGATGACGTCACCGGATGGCATTAACTGGACAACAAGGACAAATGCTGCGAATATCTTATGGCGTAGCGTTTGCTGGGCTCCTGAGCTTGGACTGCTTGTTGCTGTTGCAAGCAGCGGCACCGGCAACCGTGTGATGACATCACCTGATGGCATCACATGGACAACGAGAACAAGCGCTGCGGACATTGGCTGGTATAGCGTCTGCTGGTCGCCCGAACTTGGCTTGCTTGTTGCGGTCGCAAATGACGGCACCGGCAACCGTGTGATGACATCACCTGATGGCATCACATGGACAACGAGAACAAGCGCTGTTGATAACAACTGGACTAGCGTCTGTTGGGTTGCTGAACTTGGCTTGTTGGTTGCTGTCGCAGCCGTCGGCACCGGCAACCGCGTGATGACGTCATCATGAACATCAACGATCGCGTCAACCGCATTGAAGACCGCGCCACCACAGGCGCCGTCATCATCGACATCGACCACGAGGTTGGCTGTGCTCTCATCCAATACGATGAAGGCGGCACCGGCTGGTGGCCGCTTGATTGTTTGGAGCTGCAGCAATGACCACCAAACGAGAGACCATCCTCGCTGCATTGCGCAGTAGCCTCACCGGCACCGTTGGCGTTGGTACCAGGATCTACCGCAGTCGCGTTGAGCCGATCGCTCGACAGGAAAGCCCTGCCATCGTCATCGAACCGGTCATTGATGAGCCCGCGTTGCAAACACACCTAGCAACGATTGACTGGACGCTAAGAGTTCGGTTCACAATCATTGTCCGCGGCAACACGCCTGATCAGCTTGCTGATCCAATCATTGAAGACATGCACAGTAAGCTGATGGCTGATCCAACCATCGGCGGGCGTGCTATCGACATCTTGCCACTACCGACACGCTTCAACTTCGTTGAGGCTGACGGCCCCGCTGGCGAGATCGCATGCGACTATCGTGTGATGTATCGCACCCAGCTGGCAAATCTCACTTCCTGAGTTATGGCTAAGATGATGGACGCATACCACGGGCACGGCGGAACCTATCTGCTGGATCCGAAAACCGGCAGCCGGAAGCTCATTGAGCGGACAGAGCCGGCCCAACCCCTCACCACAATCGAGGAATTGAGCAATGCCGCTCCTGAGACGCAAGAGCCTGATCCTGGCGAAGACTGAGACGACCTACGGCACCAGCGCCAGCCCCACGGGTAGCGATGCTGTATTGGTGCGCAATCTGGAGATCACACCGCTTGAGAGCGATGTGGTCAGCCGTGACCTGATCCGCCCTTACCTGGGCAACAGTGATCAGCTGCTGGCCAATCCTCGCGCACGCGTCACCTGTGAGGTTGAACTGGCAGGCTCCGGCACCGCCGGCACTGCGCCGCGCTATGACGCGCTGCTGAAGGCCTGTGGCATGTCGGCCACTATCGTTGCCAGCACCAGCGTTACTTACGCACCGGTCAGCGCCAGCTTTAGCAGCTGCACCATCGCCTACAACATCGACGGCGTGCAGCATCTGCTGACCGGCGCTCGTGGCACGTTCACCATGAACTGCCAACTGGGTCAGATCCCGACGCTGCAGTTCGAGATGACCGGCATCTTCAACACTCCGACCGATACAGCGCAGCCATCGGTCACCTACGCGAACCAGGCAACGCCTCTGATCTTCCGCGATGGCAACACCAGCGCGTTCAGCTTCATGGGCTACAGCGGGTGCCTGATGTCGGTTGACATGAACCTCGCTAATGAGGTGGTCTATCGCGAGCTGATCGGCTGCACCAAGCAGGTGCTGATCACCGATCGCCGACCTGCTGGCACGTGCGTGATCGAGGCCCCGACGATGGCCGCCAAGAACTTCTTTACCGATGCGCTTGGCACATCAACCGGCAGCCTGTCGTTCCTGCATGGCACGACAGCCGGCAACCGTGTTACGTTCACATCGCCCCAGTCGGACGTGGGCCAGCCGACCTATTCTGAGTCGGACGGCGTTCAGATGCTCAACATTCCCTACGTTGCGCTTCCGACCACTGCCGGCAATGATGAGTTCAGCCTCGCCTTTACCTGATTCCTATGGCATTCGTCATCTCGCAATCGCAAAGCTACAGCTGGCCGGTTGCGGTTGAGTTCCCAGTTGATGGCGGTCGATTTGATCGGCAGACGTTTGACGCACAGTTTAAGCGTCTGCCGCAGGATCGAATTCGTGAGGTGTGGGATCGAATCAAGGCCGATGAGTTGGACGATGACGGACTATGCAATGAAATCCTTGTTGGATGGTCCGGCATCACCGATGACAAAGGCGCTGAGATTCCCTACAGCGAGAAGGCGCGAGCAAACCTGTTGAAGGTGCCGCTTGTTGCTGCTGCGATCGTTGGCGCATGGCTTGACAGTCTGAGCAAGGCGAAGCGAAAAAACTGATTGATGCCGCCGAGCATTGGGCAGGTGGCAGCGTAATTGACGACACTCAGGATGACGCAGCCGTCCTGGGTGTTGTTTTTGAGGATGACGAAAAACCTGATCACTTTGAGGTGTTCCCTGAGAACTGGGAAGCCATCACAATGTGGACACGGATCAGTACGCAATGGCGCGTGAGCATGGCCGGCGCCATCGGCCTTGACTACACGGTTCTGCGTTGGCTGTTTGAGCTATACGAGGTCAAGGATCAGCGCGAACTGTTGGAAGACCTACAGACGATGGAAGCGGCTGTCTTAGAGTACAGAGCACGGCAGAAGGACTGAGCCAGATGGCCTTCAATCTTGAGACAGCATTGCGCGTCGTCGCCAAGGTTCAAGGCCTGAATGAGTTCAAGGCGCTCACTGATAATCTGACGGCGACCGGTGCAGCGTCGCGTGATAGCAAGGCAAGCCTGCAGCAGCTGAGCACGGAATCAGCACGTCTGACGCAGGAGACGACGCGGGCATCTGGCGGCGTGAGAGCGCAGACGACAGCGCTGCAGGTGTTGACCGCTGCGCAACGTCAAGTCGGGCAGGAGACGGCCAAGACGGCAGCAGCAGTCAAGGGCCAGGCTGTCGTTGTGCAGGGCTTGACGGCTGATGCCGAGCGCCTGGCGCAGGGCAGCGGTAAGGTTATTGGCGGCATCAAAGGGCAAGCGGCAGCGCTGCAGGATCTTGCCGGCGCATCACGCAACAGCGCTGATGCACTGCAGAACGTTCAGCAGGAGTCGGCTCAGCTCAGTGGCGCCGTGTCGCAACTGCGCAGCAATGCCGCGGGAGCATTGGATGGTCTGACCGGATCTGTGGCGAAGAGTGCGCGACAGATCAAGGATCTGCAAAGCAGCCTGCAGCCAACTGATGCGGCATTGTCGCAGCTGCGCGATGAGGTGCTGCAGGTTGGAGCTGCTAGCAAGCAAACTGAAAGGTCACTGGCACAGCAAGCGGAAGCGCTCAAGACACTGCGCAGCCAAGCTGAGATCAATGGAGACGTCTACAACCAACTGACCGCAGACATTGAAAGGCTGAGTGCAACGGCAAAGGGATCAGCCGGCGCTGCACGTGAAATGGCTGCAGGGCAGGATGCGGCGGGCAAGTCGATCAACAACGGCTCAAAGGCGATTCAGGCGCAAGTGAAGGAACTGCAGAACCTGCAGAGCAACCTACGCAAAGGGAGCACAGAGTATCAGAACATCGGCCGTCAGATTGATGATCTCAAGGCGAAGGCCGCATCACTGGACCTCAGTAAGGGTCTGAACATCCCTGGAGGGATCGGCAGCGCCGCTACATCTGGTGCGCGCAACCTACTGCAGCTGAGGCGACAGCTTGCGCAGTCGATGCCAGGGCGTGTCGTACTGGCTGGCGAGGGACTGGCGACTGCTGGCCTTGCCGGTGGCGCTGCAGCAGGTGCAGGCGCGGCGCTCGGCGGCTTGGCATCAGGGATGAGCCAGGTGCAGGCTGGCGTTGATGCGCTGGCCAACTTCGTGCGGATGACGCCGATGGTTGGCGAGAAGATGTCAGGGCCAATCATGCAATCAGCTGATGCGATTGCTGATTTCGCGGGCAAGATCGCATCAACTCAGGCGCAGCTTGCTGATCTGTCGGCACCGTTCCAGGCTGTTACTCATGCGATCCAATCAATCGGGCCTGAAGCAGCAGCAGCTGCTGGAGTTGCGTCACTTGCCTTTGCGTCGATCTATTCAGTAGCGGCGCCAAAGATCAAGGCACTGCAGAATGATTTGAGGATTGGATACAAGGGCGTCAGCGATGAAGTGCAGCGGATGCTGGAGGAAACATCGAAGATTGTTGTAAGTCCGGCATTCCGCAAGGGTGCATTAGAGGAGTTGCGGCAGGGTGGTTTGCAACGTCTTGGAGAGGCCGCACCTGGCAGTGCAGAGGCACGCCGTGCGGCTAATACGGTGGCAGTCGCTGAGCGTGAGATTGCAGGAATTCAAGCGGAGCAGAATCGACTATTAGAGACCGCACGCGGATATCAAAGTGCTTTCACCGACATAATGAAATCGCAGGTTCAGGTTGCCCGCGACCGACTAGATCTGCAGCGCAAGTTGACGGCTGAAGTGAAGGCCGAATCCGCTCAGCGCAGAATAACAGCAGATCAGCAGAGGGCAGAACGTCAGATTGCAGGGTCTGTGCGTCGTAATCAGGAGCGCTTAGCGCGAGAGGAAGCGCGACAGGAACGCTTCAGGCAGCGTGCCGCAGCTGCGTTTGCGCCATCGGCTGTGCTGGCGTTGCCAGCCGCTGGCCAGACGGCGTTCAGAGGGGCCGTGAGCGCTGAGGGCATCGGTGGCGGCGCCCGTCGCCTTGGCGCATACGAGGTGGCCCGCACAGGTCAGGCGATCGGCGCGCCGATGGCCGGATATAGCGCAGAGGCACGCGCTGGACTGGCTCAGCAGGCTGATGCCGCTAACCGCACAACCGGAGCACTGGCCAAGCTGTTTATGGAGCTTGACCGGGTACAGAAGGCCAGCAATGGCAGCATCGGCAGCCTGAACCAGCAACGTGCCGCATGGGACGCAATCAGACTAGCCGTCAACCCTGCAGCGCCAGCGTACGAAACGGCGAAGAATGCAATCAGCAAGCTAGATGATGAGATCAAGCAGCTGACGCAATCACCGAAGCAGGCGGGCAATGCAATCGCTGATCTGTTCAGCCGTATTGAGAAGTTGACGGCAGAGAGCAATGGCAGCATCAGTAGTTTGCAGCAACAGCGCGCTGCATGGTCTGAGCTGCGTAACATCGTCAACCCTGCAAGCTCTACATTCGCCAGTGCATCGGCAAAGGTAGAGCAGCTTGATGGCAAGCTGAAGGAACTTAGCGGATCAGTGGAGAAGCCACGCGGCGCGCTTGCTGGCATCTTTGCTGAGATCAAGAGGCTGGAGGGCGCCAGCAATGGCAGCATCGGCAGCCTGCAGCGTCAGCGTACGGCATGGGAAGCGTTGCGCGTAGCCGTGAACCCTGCGGCACCGGCGTACAAGACTGCGACCGATCGCATCAAGGAGCTTGATGCTGCGTTGAAGCGTCTTAACGGGACACAGGAACAGGCAGCGCGTCGTGGGATGGGACGCGAGGCGCTAGGTGGCGCCGCCGGCGCATTGGCGACCGGGGGCGGCCTGCAGTCTGCGGTGGGCGCAGCAGCTGGCACGCTCGCATTCTCAGGTGGACCTGGAGGCATCGCAGCTGGCGCAGCGCTGACTCTCGGCGCTGGATTGACCACACAAAGCGTCGCTAGTGCTCGCGAGCTTGAGGCACAGAGCAGGCGGCTGCGTGTGATGACTGATGACAGCGCTGCGCTACAAAGCCAAATTGTTGCACTTGTGCGCGAACAGAACTACCTAGCTGGATCTACAGAATCAACAGCAGCTGCATACGATGTGCTGCAAGCTGGATTCACAAAGACAAGTGACATCATTTCGATCTTAAAAGCATCAACACTCGGCGCGGTTGGTGGATTCACTGACATCACGACAGTTGCCGATGCCGCTACTTCCATCCTGAACGGATATGGATTGTCAGCGTCAGAGGCTGGCCGCATCGTTGACCAGATGAAAGCATCAACTGACGATGGCAAGATCAGCATGGAGGAATACGCGCAGCAGATCGGTAAGGTGGTTCCATCTGCTGCTGCCGCCAAACTATCTCTTGATCAGATCAATGCGGCCATTAGCGCATTAACGGCGCAAGGCGTACCTGTTGAGACAACGTTTGCAGGTATCAACCAGATGATCAAAACGATCATCAAGCCAACTAAGGAAGCTCAAGAACTTGCCAAGTCGCTGGGACTTGAGTTTAACGCTCAAGCTCTTGCCGCAAAAGGCTTAGGCGGATTCCTTGAGGATGTCGCCAAGAAGACAGGCAAAAGCTCTGATTCTCTCAGTATCCTGTTCAGCGACATTGACGGATACAAGGCAGTTGTCGGTCTACTGAACGATGACCTAAGCCGCTTCAACAAGTTCCAAGATAATCAGACGCGAGCGATTGGCAGCAGCGCGACAGCAGCTGAGAAAGCGATTGATCCGCTCAAGAGGTTTGACAATGCCTGGAAAGACTTAAACGCGACGCTCGGCAATCTGGTGTTGCCTGGATTGACCGAGGTCATCAATCAATCAAGCAAGGCAATCGGATTGATGGCGCGACTCGCAGATACTCCACTGGCGAGAGCGGGTTTACAGGTCGGTCAGTTCGCGATGACGCGGATGCTACCAGGGTCGGATTTATACATGTCAATGTTGGATAGAAACAAGTTACCGGCACCTGGCCAGGCTTTGACGGCACCTGCAGGGGGTACAATCCCTGCGCTGAAATCGCTGCTAGACCTGATCGGGGGCCAGCCTGGCACGACGCAGCGCACAGCACCAACCGCGACACCAGCTGGCCAGCGCACGCAGCCAGCTG